CTGGTGTTATTTCTGCTTGGCTTTCTTTATTATCATTAAAAGCTAAAATGAATTTACCAGCATTAGATGTACCCGAAAACTTCTGTGCAATCTTTGTTTCTATTAATTGTCTTTCTTGTTGGTTAGGTGTACCGTTGTTAAAATTAATGAGCATCGATGGTGAAAGACCATTCATAATATTGTTCAAATGGTAGTTAGATACCTCCTCTTCCAAGCTACAGTACTGTAAACCTCCTTGATAATCGACAGGAGAATAGTAGTAAAAGCCTGATTTATAAGGTTTTATGTAGTATATTTCTATGCTTTCTTTAGACATACCAAAGGCTGGTATTCTTAAAGGTTTATCACTTTTTTTAATGTTTACCCAATCATTACAATAGTAGTATGCTGGTACATTACCATCTGCATCACATTTTTCTGCACGTAATGTTTCAATAGGCATATGTTCTAACTGAACAATCTTGCTTCTATCTTTATTATAGATAACTTGTATTGCACATTGCCCCATTAACTTTAAATCGTAACAAGCTCTACGTACAACATCTTTTCTAAACAAAGAAACCATCTGTGCATACTCATTAGGTTTTCTGTTGCTATCTGTAGCATTTAAACCTTTACCATAAATAGCTTGTGATATACCATTTATAGCTGCATTGTTTGTAGGTGAACCATTATACCTATCGATAAGGAATTGAAAATAGTTGTTATCTGCACCGTATTCAATCCAATCAGCACCATTAACTTCTTTAACCTCTGGTGATGTGTATGTACTTAAATTTACAAAGCCAAACTCTGATACTTTTGTTTTGCTAAATTGTCCTTTTTCGTTTCTTTTTCTCATATTACAATATAGTCATTATTGAAACCATCGTATTCTGTATATTGGTCTTTATTTACTTTATAGAAATCGTTATCACGAATAATATCACCTTTTTGTGCAGTACAGAAAACCCTATCTTTAAATATTACAATTCCTCTTTCATAATCCGAATATAAAGTTAAATCATAAAAATGCCCCTCAACTAAATTTTCATATTCAGAATAATATATAGTATAAGTATCATTTATAATAAGAATATTTCCTACACCATCAACTCTTGGTACTAAACCATATTTAACTTTTACATTAGTGCTATCATCTCTTAAAATCATAACAGCATTTGTTACATATTCTCTTGGTATGCAATTAAACTCATTTGTAGCTTGTGGTTCTAATAATATCATCACTTATATAACGTATAAAAAATAGTAATTTGTAAAAACAAAAAAAAAGCACCCGATTAAGGATGCTTCTAATTTAAAATAAATATTAATTATGCAGTTGGGTCAATCTGTGCTGCATCACCAGTTACCGGTGTTGATAAGAAATAAGGTGCAGTTTCTTCCATTCCCTCGAACGTAAGTGTAAAGCCGCTTAAATCGCCAGCTGCTGCGCCAGTCACCACAGTTCCACCAGTACATTCAGCACCATTTTCTGCTCCACACAAAAAGCTATTTCCATAGTAGTCTTCAACTACAATATATGGTCTTGCTACTGCAAGTGTTTGTAATACTTGTTGCGTTTCAGCATCCAAATATGTAAGTGTAAGGTTTAAAGTTTGAGTATAAAAAGTAGTTCCATTCTCTCTGCTACTTGTTACAGTAGTTTCTAAAGATGAATTTCCTTTTACATCAAATTCATACCAAGTAGGTGTTCCATCAAAAGATGCTTCACCAGTTGCTGCTACTGTTATTTGACCAATAGCATTATCTCCAAAGTTTGCAAAGAATACTTTTTTGATACCGCCAAAGGCACTTTTACAAGGTAATTTTCTACCTGTTGTTATTGTACAAGCCATTGTTTTTATTTGTTTTATAAAAAAAGGGTGAGCAGATTACCTACCCACCCCTTTCTATTGATTAATTAATTAATTATGCGTAAGATACTATATCAGATGCAATTCCAAATTGTACTGCACTTGTAAATCTGAGTACCATTCTCACATTGTTACTACCATCCAAATCTGCCATATCCAATACTTTTACTTCTTGTGTTGAGTTTAGTAACCCAGTACCAAAGTATAAGTTAGAACGTTGTGCTACATACATTTTGTTGTCAGATAAACCTGGTGATACAAAGATTTTAACACCGTTTACCGTTAGGCTGCCGTTGTTCCACCATTGTGTACCCATATTAGCAACACCATTTGCCCCTAAACCATTTGCTCCAAATCCACCAAGTGCTTGTACATATAGTTTAGCTGCTTTAGTTCCGATGTATAAGAATAAATCTTCTTTACCATATAATGCACCAGGTATTGCATCAACTACTTCAGAAAGTTTGTCAATAATGTTTGCAGATGTAAGTGCTACTGATGTGATTGCTTGTGCTGCTGGAACATCTCCTGCTGTTACTGCTGCTGCAATTAGTTTCTCAAACCCATCAAAAGAGTTGTTAGAACCTGCTGCCGTATCACCTTGCCAGATACAAAATTCTGTGTTCTGTGCTACCTCACTTGCAACGTGTGCAATCAAGAAATCAGAAAACTTTGGTGGTAATGTTTGACCAAGACCATAACCCATTGATTGTGCTTCCCAATCGTTTACAAAATCATACTTACAAAGTTGTAGGTTTACTTGTAGTTCTTTTGGCTCAATAATTCTTTCTGTTAGTGTGATAGTTGATTGTGGGTCAAAATCACAAGATGCAGATTGTACTATTGCACTTGTAGCTAATTTTTTGATTACTTCTTTAAAAGCAATGTTTGCCTTTACTGTTAAACCACCATCATCAATAGTTGATGCAGATAATAAAGCTGCTGCGATATACTCACCAGCAAACTCACCAGCATAAGTAGTAGTGATGTTAGTTGTAGTTGCTAAATTTACGTTTCTTTTATTCATTTTTATTTGTTTAATTTACTTAATACTCTATCTAAAGTTGTGTTAAATTGTCCTTTGGCAAATTGTACTTGTTTCTTTTGTGGTGTACTTGCTTCAGGGTTGTGTTTAATTGGTTTAACTGCTGAAAGTTCTTCTTTTACTTCTTCTTCTTTTACCTCTTCGCTCATTTCTTCTTTTGGTTCTAACATAGCTTTGATTTCCTCAACCATTGTTTTAACCTCTGCTAATTCTTCTTTAGTAGCATAAGACATTTCCTCTTTTACTTCTTCTTCTAAATCTTCAGTTTCTTCTTCTTTAGTTGGTACTTCATCAGATACTTCACGAACATCTGCAATGATACCTTCTTCTTCTACAACTACCAATCTACCATCTTCAAGGATGTACTCACCAACTGGCATTGCTACTTTTTCATCATCTGTTACAATGAATATCTCTTTACCTTTTTCAAATGCTTCTGCACTTACTACAGTTCCATTTTCTAACTTTTGTTCTTCAAGTTTTACCTCGATGTTTAAAAGTGTTTTTATTTCGTTTAACATTTCATTTGCTTTCATACTATTTATATAACGATTATTAAATTAAAATTTGCATTTTCAGTCTGTTCTTGTTATAACACCAATGCCTTGTGCTTGCATAGAACCATCACAACAAGAGATAGAATACTTATTGGTATCCCAACATAAACAAGCACGTCCACCGCCAGTAGGTGATGTTCTACTTGGTATAAATGTTTTATTTTTGTTGTTTCTTTGCATTTATTTTAAAACCTCTGTTAGTGATTTTTTTTGTTGTTCATATGCACTTATAGCACTTTTTAATTGCTTAATTTGTGGTACATCAATACCTAAATCTTTTGCTGCTTTTTCTGTATCTGATAATATTCTTTGTGCAACTTTATTTACCGCATCAAGTCTTTTTAATTCTCTTGTACCTTTTGCAATAGCTTCTCTTGCATCAGTCGCATATTTCATTAACTCATCTCTACCTTTATCTAACTCATATTCATATTCTTCTAATTCTGTGATTTTAGCTAACTCAACTTTTGCTAATTCTGTTTTTGGTAGTTTGCTATAAACTTTTTCAATGTTACTTTTCATAATTATTTATTTAATTATTTTTATTTAAGAATACTTTGCATTTAGTTTACAAATTGCATTTTTAATGCTTTTAATATTTCTCTGCTTGATTTGTCAATTTCTTTTAAAGTGTTAGAAATATCTGATTTGTAGTTTTTATATTTACCATCTAAATCAACCCCTAAATCTTTTGCTGCATTTTCAAGTTCTTGATATCTTGCATTTGCTTTTAAAAATGATTTACCAGCAGCATCATATTTATCCAACATATCTTTTAATGCAGTTTCTATTTTAAAAGAACCATTATATGCACTTGTAACTAATTTATTTGCATCATTATATTGTTTTTCAAAATCTTGTGCAATACCCAACTCTACCTTTTGTGTAGCTAATTCAATTTCTGATAATTCTGTTTTTGGTAATTTACTGTAAACCTTTTGTATGTTACTTTTCATTTAATATATTTTTAATTTTACTTAATAATTCTTCACTTAATTGTTCTTCAACATTTTCTTTAGGTGCTTCCATTTTATCTGCAAAGTAACCCTCAATAGAAAAACCCTTAACTTTATTTGTTTTAACATACTCATTCCAAACATCATCATTGTTTACTTTTACACTTCCCATCCAAGTACCTAATGGTAAATCCATTCCATACTTTACACTTTTATCGTGTACTTTATCTTCTACTATCCAACTTTCAACTAATGTTAAACCATTCAAAGCTTGGTTGTGTTCTAATGTTGAATTACTTTGTTTACCATTCTGTAAGAACATTTGAGATGCTTTTACGATAGTATCTTTTGAAAAGTATATGTAATACTCACCCTCCCCGCCATTGCGGTAAATAGGCTTATTTGGTATTAATAAAGCACCCATTAGTATCTTCTTTTCTTTGTCTACTTCTGCTAACTTTATTTCTTGGTTTTTTAAAGCAACAAAATCACTTTCAATAGCTGGGCTTTCTACAATAGAAATCGCATCTACTCCAATATCATCTTGTTCTTCATCTAAAATAAGTTCTATTATCTTCATAAATATATAACGTGTTTAGTTTTTAATTTTGCATTTAGATACTTGCACCCTCTATAATGTTTCTATCCATCTCTTGTGCAGTAGTTACATCATTACTTACTACATATGCTCTTGTAGGTTGTTGTGTTTGACTACCTATTGCATCTGCTAATTGTGTTTCACCACTTGCACCCACTACAT